TAAAGCAGGGTTAGGCGAACAACACTCTTTAATATCTTCATCCTACGGAGCTAAACCGCTTCGCCAACTTCTTTAGGCGATACAAAGCTCACCTGAATCTGAGGTATCAGAGGTGCGCCGTTTTCGCCTGTTATCTCTTGCTTGACGCTCTCACGATACTTCTTAGGAAAGCGTGCGGCCATGCTTCGTGACCACAATGAGGCGTTGAGCTTTGCCCCATCTTTGTGCTCTAACATGTACTTTTGAGCTTGATCTTCCCACCATGTTTGCTCTGCTACCTTAGCATCGTCCAAGGCGTGCAAAAATTCAGGATAATTGTCTCGCCATTGATACATTGTTCGTAACGATACGCCTAAAACTGAGCTAATTTGTTCTACACTTTTGCCCATAGCGCCTAACTTCACAACCTCATCGCAAAACGCAGGGTTGTAAAGGCTAGGTCTACCTACAGGTCTAGTGTTTTCGTTCATTGTTCTTGAGGTTTATCTTGTTCAATTGTCTGCGCTTGAGGAACTTGAGCTTGTGCTTGAGTTACTAACTTTAGGCGCAATTCTTGCATAGCTTGAATTTTGTGCTCGATTGCTGAAATAATCAAGTTCATTTCCACAACTTCGTGATCGAATTTAAACATTATTTTTTTCCTTTAGGTGATTTCTTTTCTGCTTCTCTTTTTTCTGAATATGCAATCGCTACGGCCTGCTTAACAGGTTTACCTGCCTTTACTTCAGCTTTAATGTTCTTTTTAAAGGCTTCAGGTGATTTAGATTTAATTAAAGGCATGATTTTTTCTTTCAAAAGTTGTGATGATGTAAACCCAAATTGCTCCACCAAATACTTTAGCTAAGAATTGCATTAACACTATTTCTGGCATTAAACCGCCAAATGCTATGGTTGGGAACAATATTGAATCAATTGCTGAACTAGCAATATTTGAACCATTAGACTTCACAACCCATGATTTCTTAATTAAATATTGATAAACAATTGTATCAACTAACATAGAAACAGCAAAAGCAACAAAACTTGCTAGAGCAATTATTCCGCTTGCTGGGTTTAATAAATAGGAAATTATGCTTGCAGTCGCAATCAAACAACCCATAGGCAACCATTTACCTTCCCATAATTCATGGATTTTATCCCTTAATGTTAAGTCTAATCCAATCAATAAAAAAGAGTTAATGATACTAAACCAAGGCCCAAAATAAACAACAGTTAAATTAGCCGCAACTAATGACAATATGTAAATTACAGCGTATTTCAAAATAAAGCTCCTTGCTCTACCTGGTGAAATCCCCAAACTGACGGGGCATTATGAGCTTCAATCCTAGATCGCATTAATTGAGCCCTCATTTCTTTAGTTGGAGGCAAATAATTGCCATGTTTCCAATGTGCGTCAATTCCCACATTTCTTCCTATGTTTGTTGAATCAGCACTAGAAAATGGAAATTTTGTAAAGATTTCTGTGTCCAACATTCTCAAACCATGCAATTTACATGATGGCCTACCCATATCGTCACAAATTATCCTCATGGCTTGACCCATCCTAGACCACCATTTTTGCGTTCCAACCGTTGCATATTCACCTGATGATCCAAAACAAACCCTAACATAAGTGTTAGCCAGTTGTTCTAATCTTTCCAGGCTTTCATGTAAATGCCAAACAGGTGCGCCAAACCAATGTGGCAATGGGCAATCCCTTAACAAAGCATCGTTGTCAGCTTCCGTGCCGTCAATAACGTCAGGAATCACGGCAAAATCGCAACTTGGCACTCTTTTTAGATTTAGAGCCCAATCGTAAAATTCTGTCCAATCAGTAATTGGATTGCCACTTTTCCAAGCGCTAAATGCACCATTGTCTATGGCAAACGATTGACAAACTTCTATTGCAACAGTTAATTGATCGTTGTGCCTAAAACTTACAAATGCGTGTCCAGCATCTATTGCTTTATGAGCTACGGTTGCAGGCGTTATTGGCAAACCGTGATAATGAATCATCAACAGTTCCAGTTCTTTAATGATGCTTTAGCCCTCTCAGCAGGCCCTTTAGCGTTTTTGACAACTCCTTCCATGCGAGCACAGAAAGAGGCTTTTCTACCTGCATCCTTCTCAGTCTTAGGATGAGGCGCAGGTGCTTTGAGATGACTGCCGTTCTTAGCGTTATATTCAGCTCTGCCTTTAGCTGTCATGCCTGCACCTTGTTCTGTAGAGTTGTAGGTCTTGCCTTTTCCTACAGTCTTGTGCTCAATAGGTTTGTCGTGCTTTTTCATTTTTTAGCTGTTTTCGCTGAGTTTTTGAACGCTTGAGCTGTAGGTGCGCCTTTTGACCCTGGCTTTCTCATGTGCTCAACAGGCTTACCTTCTGCCTTTTCCTTCTTAATTCTCTCTTGCTTCGCATGGATATTAGCGTAAAGTCCTTGTTTCATACTTCCTCCACAAAACAAACGTCTTGCCACGACATGATGATGAGGTTGTCATCTTCATGCTTGATGTTAGTAAACTTTAAATACTCGTCTTTGTAGTCTTTAGCGAGAGTGCCAAAATAGACCTTATCGCCTACTTTCAAGCCTTCCTCTTCTGCCTCATCGCCTAAAGCTACGATGTAGCCTACAGTATCTGCTTCTGCAGTCTGAATGTAAAGCTCTGATTTGATGCGTCTCTCAGGTTTTACAAATATTCTGTCTTTTAAAGGTTTAATCATTTTGCAGGTCTTCCTCTACGTTTAGGAGGTTCTTCAACTACTTTGAGTTCTAGTAATTGCCTACCAACTGAGGAAAAAACATCCTCCGAAGAGGATGTGAAAGCAACAGCAAACTCGCCACAGGTATCGTTTTCGTGATGATTTAAATACTGTGGGTAACGCCTGCAGACACCCATCCTCATTTGAGGTAGAAAATGTTTGCATGACTTACAATCTGAATTAGCCAAGTCAACTCTCCTTAGTTGATTAGGTCAGAAGCCTTACTAGGTATGCTCACTTAGTAGGGCTTCGCTATTACATCTTGTCTTGCATGTGATCCATGCGACTGTGCTCGTATGCTACATGCTCCTTAGAGCCTGTGTTCATTTCGCCACAGCGACCATCGATCTTGCCCATGTGACTAGCTTCTCTCATGCCGATGCCGTCAGCTTTACCCATAGCGACACCGCCTTTGAGAGACATCTTACGCTCGCCTGTAGTGTCAGAACTCAACGCACCTTTAGGTACTTTTTCGCCTGACATACCGCTTTTAAATTTCTCAGAGTCCATTTTTCCCATGATAAATTCCTTTGTTTCTTTGCAAAAAACACTACTTTTTGTAGCAATTAAACTATATCACAATTTTTATTAAATCAACTCCTCTTGCCAAGGTTCGCCTATCATTTTCTTGATATTGAACAAATTCTTGTGTTCAGGATAGGTTTTTCTCCATAATCTAGCGTAAAAAGCGATCAAGTCATTGCTAATCTTGAAATCTTCGCCTGTTGTCAAGACGTAGACCTCCCATCTGATCCTGTTGATGATGAGCCAATGACTGATCTTTTTACGACCGCTGACTACAGCTTCTAAACTAAAGCGCTCAAAGTATTTCCAAATAATAGGATTGTTCCTATGCCATTCGTCAAAGTTAGCTTGCCTAGTTTGAAAAGACTGCATTACTTGCTCCTGATTTCGTTCTTGTAGAAGCCTATTGCCATTGTTGAGACTACTATTGTCATAGCAGAGCCTGCAACAAAACCTCCTATAAATACGACTAATTCAATCATTTTGTCTGCTCCTTAAAAGGGGATGTCATCGTCCATGTTGTCGATAGAGCTAGGCGCTCTTCTGTGAGGTGTAGGAACGCCTCCATCGTCTTTAGGCAAAGGTTCGTTGATATATGCCCAACCTTCCCAACCGCCTTTTACTAAAGGTATAACATCAATTTTGAGCATAGGGCCATTAGATGTTTCAATAATTGAACCTATTTTCATGTACCTGTTTTTTTGTTTGCCGTCTTTATCTGTGTAATTGCCTGTAATTACTTTGATTTCTTTTAATGTCTTACTCATTTAATGTTCCTTAAAATTTCAACTTTTTTCTCAATCTCATCTAAAAACTTAATAACTTCTTCTTCAAGCATCTTGATGTAAAGGTCATTACGCTCAACTCGTTGCACAAATATTTGCAAGTTTTCAGGCATACGAGGATCAAAACTCACAAAATCACACCATTTTCTGCCTGTGCAGGCGAGTTGCCATTGCATTTGAGGCATGTACTTTGTAGGAACTTTCTGATCTAGCAGAGTTTCCATCTGTGTTTTGCTCTCAGGGCATTTGATCTCAACGAGCCCATCATCGCCTACGAAGCCGTCAGGGCTTGCTCCTGACATCGCAATCGTAGGATGAGTGATAAAACCTACCTCGTCTACGAAAACCTCCCTATACAGCTCGTAGGCACGTCTAGCTTGAGGTTCTGTAGCTGTGCCCCATTCCATAGCTGAGTTCGTGTAAAACTCTGCTTGCTTGCCTGTTAAGCGCTCTAACGTCAATTGCGTGCTGTAATTTTCTCTAGAGGCGCTTACGCCTGTTTTTGTCTTAGCTATGACATTTGCTATAGCTGACGCTGTAACTTTGCCTAGCCGTTGTGCAAACCATTCTTCTGTGCGTTGTTCAGTCATGTGTTTTTCTCCTTTAAAATTTCCTCTGCCCATCTTGCGCCACTAATAAAATCAAAGTTATGTGTTCTTTCATCTTTCATGTCTTTAGAAGACAATCCTAACCATGTGTGTTGTGGTGTTGTGTAAAGAGGTACTGTATAGCTACCTTCTTCACGATCATGTTCTTCAGGGCAAATTACATCAAGGATAACTCCGTATTTTTTCATGCCCCACGCAACAGGCTTATATTGAATTTCTTCTTTAGTCATTTTCTAACCTCATTTCTTCGTATATCTTTTGCTCATCTAAAATTAAACGCAATAAATCAGAATTACTTAAATTTACATATTCAGCAACTCCTACTAATGTTTCAATTAAAGAAATCATAGTAATTTCTATTTCTTGACCAATAAACAATTGCATGATTTCATCGTGTAACTGTTCTTTTGTCTTTTGTTTAATCTTCTTTGTCATAGTCATCGTCTGTAGGTATGAGTTGATAATGTCCGCAGATAGCGCAATGCAAATATCTGCGAGTCTCTGTGATTTCTAGTTCTCCTAATGAGCATCTAGGGCAAGGTAGGTCATCCATCGATCAGTCCTTTCATTTCGTCTTTTACCTTAACAACTATGTCTTCCCATTGCTTTTCAGAATGACATGCTTGAAACGCAATCTTGTAACTAGCAATGAGTTGCTCTTTTGTCTCGCACTCTCTCATTTTGTCAATTAGTAAACCTAACTTCTCAGGTTCAACATGACTTTTAATAGGTAAATTAGGTGTTTTAGGCTTGCTTGCTTGATTGCCGTCATCGTCTTCAGGTGCGATGCCACAAGATGCCATGAGACTGTAACGGCGTGCGTACGTCAAAGCTGAGGCGTAACCTTGAGGATCGTGCTTAACAGCAGGAAAGTGCAATTTGCCACATTCCATAGTCTCGCCTGATTCGTGAATAAAGATTGTTTCGAGAATGATGCCGTTGTCGCACTCATAGGTCTTTTGTAGTAAAAAGATGCCGTTATCGTTTAAAGCGTCTATAACAGCTTCAACGCAACCTGCTAGGTCAACATACCTAGACTTGAAATGAGGATTCACAGACTGCTTTAAAGCAGGATTAAACGCCTTCTGTGCTTTGACTAATGCTGTTGCTATTTCTTTCATGCTAAATCCCTTGTGATGTCTTTGATCTGCTCAATAGTTGACTCAAGCTCTTGCTTTAAGAATTCGACTTCATCGCATAAGCGCTTTGTCTGTGCTTTGTAATAACCGCATTGAAAGGCAAGACTGTCAGTTAACTGATATTTACTCATTGCGTCTAAGCAAGCAGTCTCAATTAAATTAAATTCATTCATTTATGCTCTCCAGTAAAAAAGGTCTAACAACAAGACTACAAAACCTACAATGCTGACAACAGTCATTGCGATTTCAAGTGCGTTAGGTTTGTGATAAAAAATTGTGATTGATGCGCCGTTCTCTAATGTCTTAGGAAAGGCTTCGTTAAGTGTTCTGTGATACTTCATGGTTTTAAATCTCCTGTTACAACTAACGCTTGATTGATGATGTAGATAGGGTAAGGTACACCCACCTTAACTTGATCTAAGATAAGGTGAGCTTCTTGCTTAGTCATTAGTAGTCTTGACCATTGCGAGCAGGTTGTGCGCCTTGAAACATAGGATTCAAAGGTGCGTTGTGCTTAAACTGCACAGGTGTTTTTTTTACACTATATTTTTTAATAAATGCTTTAAGTTTTCGTACCTCAGCTTTAGCCCATGCTTGTTGTGCTTCGCCGTTTTCGCCTCGATAGTCTTCTGCGTTCCAATGTGTTTCGTTAGGATTAGTAAATAATCCTAGAACGTATTTAGCTTCGTGCAGTATTTCTGCATCTGTATAGTCTTCAATTTGTTTTTTGTCATCAGTAGAGATGTTTTCTAATGAGTTAGACAACTCATCAATTGCTAATGCTGATTTAATAATTTCTCTTTTCATTTGCTTCTTTCTAAATAGACCTCTTAACGAAATGTTTAAGGCATAGACGAATGTTAATCTAAATTAACAAGTATTTTCATCTTTTTCTAAAATATTTTTTAAAATCATTCCATATTCGTTGTTTTTTTGCTGAATTACAACATCTTTTCTTTTAATTAGGCGATTTCGCTTAAAAACGCCATAGTCAACAAAATGATGAACTCGACTAAATCTATAGAGCACTCTAGCTACGTCAGGGTGAAGTCTCTCAATCATTTCGCTTTTAGGCGTAGTGCCTTCCTTAGCGTAAAAAGCGTCTGTATTGCCTCCTTTCATTACCTGTGTAGTCATCTTGTCTTGCAGGAAAGCGTTAAATTGAATAGTGCAAAAACCGTCTTTCAGCACTCTGAGAGACAAGTCTGTATCTTCGTTGTATCTGCCTCGCCATCTATAAAGAATGTCATTCTGAATTAACAAACAAGAATAGATGCGAGTGTTAAGCACAAAAGGAGGAATCTTGTCTTTTCTCTTAGCAAACATTGTGTAGTTCAAACCTGCTATAGGCACATTCTCATAACGCTCTACAAAGTCCTCAGAAGCTCTGAAGATAGCGCCTGTGTCGCAAACGATCTTTAGATTGTTGTTAAGGCGTGCAAAGGAGGCAATGTTGTCGTCCATGACCCAATGCCTAGCGTGACCTTCGCTGATGCTGTGCTCCCATGCAAAGTTACGAGCCGCACCAGGGCCCTTACTCTTCGTAGCGCCTAAATCATCACAAGTATCGTAGTTATCAAGATACGACTGAGGCAAGATCAGCACTCGTTCTTTGCCTACTTTCTCAGCGTACTTGTCAAACTCAAACTCTTCTACGATAAAGCGATAAGGCACTTTCATACGCTCTA